TTATACCATAATAATCGCCAGATTGCATATCCCCAACAGAAATCGACACCGCACGCAGCACTTTAAACGCATTTGTGAACGTGATCGCTTTCGCGCTAGCACCGCTTTGAATATCATTGTCGCTTTCTGTGCGTGTCGGCAGTTTGATTTGCGCGGTCAATTCCGAAATTGATGGTGTTTCTTGGCTGTCAAGGCTTGTTAATATAGCCCTAAACCGGAAAGCCCTTGCTGTGTAACTGCCGACCACAAACTGCCGGTAAGCCGTCCACGATGGCGAACCAGCCGGATCGTCTTGCGTGGTGCTGACATATAATTCAACATCAGCGGCGGCGGTTGCCGGTGTGCCGCTGTGCTGTGAAAGCTGCGTGAATTTAAGCGTTGCGGATGCTTGCGCCGTGAAAACAGCCGTCAGATCAATATAATTTGAAAAATCATATGTGCCGCTGCTTGCAATAAAGCCAACACCAGAACCGCCGCCAAATAATCCGGTTGCATCGTCAAAGTTGCCAGCAACGCTATCAAATAGATTGGTTGTTTCTAGTCGCAGCGTATCATCAACAACCACGCAAGTGGTCTTGCTGCCAGTGAAGGCTGTATGTTCTGTTAAAGTATCAGACACATTCAAATCAATTTGATTTACCAGCGCAACGCTTGACGCTTCATTTGCTGAATAGAAACCAAATTTATCAACCGCTTTAATTAAATATGTACCGGTCTGTGCCGGAACAGTTATCGATGTTGCTGGCCTAGATACCTTTTTTGCAACAGTTCTAGCGTTGTCAAATGTCGCGCCACTAGTCAATGGCGAATGCCGAATAACATAATGCGACAAATCACCATCCGGCACTGCCACCCAAGTCAAATCGGCTTGCTGGCCGTTGATATTGACGCTTAGTGCTGTGATATCAGATGGCACTGCGCTTGTGCCGGAAATGGTGTGCTGTGCGGTTGCGTATTCCGATGTGACGTTTAAATTGTTTCTAATCCTTGCGCGGATGTCATATGTGCCGCCATTTTTAACATTGACCAAAGTGAAGCGCGTGCCAGATGACCGACCAAGCGTCTTATAGTTGCTTTTGGTTGACAGCTTTGCTTCGACCTCAAAATCACGCGCATAAACTGACGTTGATGAAACATCCACGACCAAAACCGAAATAGCTTGCTGATTGAACAATTCCAGATCGTCAGATGCCGTGATTGTTGGAACCGGTAAATCAAACGGGTTTGGTAGATCGGTGTCGTCATCTTCAAAATCTTGTTCTTCAGCGTTCCAATTATAAACCGCGCTGTTTGTTTCAATCAAAACGCAATCAACAAACGCTTCTTTATCATTAAAAGCCAGTTTCCAGCCTCCAACTTCAAAAACTTTTTGCGTCCAGCCCAGCCGCGCATTTGTAATCATAACATTATCGCCCACCTTAAACTGAAACGCTGACATTTTGAAACGTGCGTTGACTGCAATTTCTTGCCGACTGCGGAATAAATATTGCTTTGCAATTCGTTGCGCCGTCCGGTGACTGCTGGTGAATGGCAAGTTCAAGTTCAAAATGCGTTCTTCGTTCAAATCATCAGACTTAAACGTGGCATTGGTGATTGGTGGATAATCGGTCGTTTCATACTTCGTGCTAGAACTAATATATTGCCCTTTTACAGTGTTGAAGCTTTCACGACCACTATTTGCAGTCGTAATGGTCAACCCGCCAGCAAGGTCATCTTCGTCAAGCGTAACGGTTGGGGTGACATATGCGCCAGCTTTAAGTTCCCATTTGCCGTTGCAATAGTATAATGCACCGGCCAAGCTTGTCAGCATTTTACGCAAGTTGGATCGTGGCGGATCAGCAGTGTCAACGACCCCATCAAACAAATATCGTTTCTGTGTGCCGCCGCCAGATATTGCAAGATTTTCATCGCAAATGTTGGCCGCTGCAATGAAGCTGGTGTCGTCAATTTCTGACGCAGATGCGCCAAGACCATATGTTGCGTCAGTCAAATAGTCGCGAATAACCAGTGCTGGATTTTGTGAATATGCGGTCGATGTGGTGCGCGGATCATAAATCTTTCGACCTTTGACAACCGCTGACACGTTTGGAATTTCGCCAGCACCAAAAGCTTTTTCGTCAAACTGCAACCGCATATAAATATATGCTTGATCGGTCAACTTGTGTGAACTTGTCCATTTTGTTTGACTAGTCAACTTTGTTGGTTGGTTTGACCCCGTTCCTTGAACCCGCGTTGAAATCGTTGTATGCCCATCGTATCTTGTGGGATTGGTTATATTGTTGCTGCTTATCGTTAACGGACGATCATCAAAATATAATGTCGTAAATTCTTCAATTGGATGTGGTGCCATCACGATGACCATATGCAGATATTCGTCATCGCCAGATGTATCCATAAACACGATATTTCCACCAATGCGCGGCGCACCATAAACCAGCTTGCGCGTGGCGTTTGTCAGCCTTGTCGTGACGTTACGCCCTTGCATTTCAGCGGCACCGGATGGATCGCCGCCGCCGCCACCACCGCCACCGCCACCGCCACCCGACAGGGCTGCTTGTGCGCCATATAGTGCCAAATTTGTAAGGAATGTTGTGCCAATTAATGTTGCTGTAACGGCTGCGCCGGTAATATACGCAACGCCAGTGGTGATTGCTGTGCTGACAATGGCTGGAATAACTACCGCTGGCATTTTACACCTTCCACGCTTTCTTTGCCGCGTCTAACGGCAGAAAAATCAAACCATCTTGACCCATTGCAGCAACCTTATCACCGACCACCAATGATAGCGCATCACCTAGCGGCGTGTCTATCAGTGCAACATCGCCCCGCTGCGCTTTATATGGCTCTATTTCGGTCAGCCTAGCCCCGACACTGGCTGCAAGATCGCCCGCGCCTATCTTTAGCAACGCTTTCGCAGAACCCGCTGCGGAGCGATATTTGCCAATGAAATCATCAAAGCGTGATGATCCGCATATAGCTTTTTCCGCATATAAACAAAACAAGGCACAATCTGCCTTGCCCCATTCAAACTTTTTATGCCGCCATTCTTCGATGTGATCGTTCAAGCGTGTCGGCCAATCCACTAGCCGCCCCATTTGATCACCTTTGATTGCTGGCTGTTGATAAAATTAAAGCCTTTGTCGGTGCTGTCGATCAGTCGTTGATCTTGTGATGTGTAACGCCGAACCCTTGCACGCTCCAAATCAATCAATCTGTTTTCGGCTGTCAGCGCAATATTGCACGTTTCGCCGCTTTCTTGAATTGTCATAACATCCATCCGACCGCTGAAAACTTGATAGCTGTCAACGGTTCCAGCATCAATCGTGCCGATATAAATATTTACCGGACGATACCTATAATTTTCAGTCAATGCCACTGAAAGAATATCAGATGAAATGCCTTGCAGTGACATTTTAACGCCTTTCGCGGCAATCTCTGTGCTTTCTTCAATTGCCGATATGTTAATAAGCGTTCCGGCTCCGGTGTATGTGTCGCCGTCAACCGTCAAGTCGCCGTAACCATTCCACAAGCGCACTGTGCCGCTGTCAAACTGCAATTCAACAGCCACAAAAGCTGTGAAGCTGACATCGTTAAAGCCGGATGGTGAACCAGTGCGCGTCATAGTGCTTCAACCGCAGCAAAGTTGATTGCATAAAAACCAGCGTTGTTAATTGTCCAGACAGTTTCATTTTCAGTCAGCCGAAAAACGCCTTTTGCATTGCTGACAACAATAGTCGCCCCATTAGCCGGTGATGATCGCAAATCCGGCCACAAGTTTAACGTGGCTTCTCCGCTGGCGTTACTGCTTACATCTTCAAGCACTTTATAAAGCCGCGCTGACGCACCGCTTCCAAGCTGGATATAATCGCCAGCCTTTAGATAGCCTGTTGCCGATGCTGGTAAACCGTCAATGTTCAAATTGTTGCCGGTTTGACTTCCACCATTTACAAGTGGCGTGCCAGCCGCCAATGCCGCTGATCCGCGGGGCGTTGCGCCATTTGGATCGCCTAGCAGAAAAGTGCCAAACTTGCCACGCAACCGCAGCAAAAAGCTATTCCAATATTCGCTATCTTCGCGCTTTACCGGCGGGATCGTGATCGTTGCCGACCAGCGTGCGCCAGCGTGCCGAACGACTTGCTGTGAAAACGTAAACGGGCTTTCGGTAATTGCCACAACATCTGTTGCTGTGATTTCAACCCGCGCAATCCCTGTTTGCGTTGGAAAACTTAATGGATAGGTTT